TCCATGGAGCCTCAATGATATCATTCCCACTCATCTTCGTAATCTTCTCATAGGTTTTCTTTCCATCCCAGAGCTCGATGAGGAGATTGATCATATCCTTGTCTTGGAGATTGAGAAGAGAGCCTAGCTCGGAGGCGACGAGGGTTAGAGGACTCATCGGATGCCATTGCTCTTGGTACTCGAAGGATTCCGAGGCCGCAGCAAAGGCGGAGACTAGGGCCTGCCAAGTGATTGCATTCGGCCCGAACTTTATTCCTGGAACTTGGCGGAGAAGGTCGGTTGATATGTCGATAGTAGTGGACTTGGCGATAACTCCTGGGGGGCCAACGAATACGATGTAGAAACTTGGGAACCAACAAAACCTTTTCATGTCGATCCACACCCTTCTCCGTAAACAGCCTGCAACTGTTCCTACAGCAGACCAAAAATGCATCCTTTTAGGGGCTTCAGTAACAGACGCATACTCTAAGTACTTAGAAATCCAGTCTTCAAAGTTACGTGACATGAATAACCTCGACTTTTGCAGCAATGCCCCGTGCACACATATCTGCAGTGCCGCGACCCCCTGGAAATGCAAGGATTAAGTCTGGTTTTCCTTCATCTAGCATTTGTTGGTTGCGGATAAATCCTGCAGCTTTTCCATAAGTATCCCACTTAGCAGGAAAAAGCTGAAGTAAGATGCGGTTTCGTACCGCGTAATTATAAGCAAGTGTATCTGCTCCACGTGCACACCCACAGATTAATACATCAATTGTATAGCTAGATAAAGTAGTGTTTACCTTAGATGCATTCGCGTAATCTCTGCCGCCGCAAACGAGAAGTCTCACTTTACATCTCCCCAAGATACAGTTGAAGTCTTTATGCCTGTGGGGATTATAAGGGGGTCATCGTATGGAATAATGATTCGACTGGCCTCTTGCATTCGGGGCAACAGAAATTCTCGTCGGTGCGTAGGAAACTGCCCGGCGAGCGAGTCATGAACTTGTAGAAGCACTTGGACTTCGGGCAATTGTTCATAAAAGTTAATCCATGCTCTGTTGATGACGATTCCAACAGTAGATTGTGGTATCCATGCCACTGCCGCGGGGAGGAGTTGCTCGTCAATTCTATCGAAGATGTACCAGCGATAGCCGAATTTATTCTCGACGAAACGGTATTTCGTAACTTGCTCCGTGACGCGCTGGTGCCAAGCAAGGATGCCGGGATGCGCCGCGAACCAGCGTTTTTGGGCCGAATCGATTTCGTGGATAGTTCTCCCAGTATGCGCTGCAACAGTCTTAGCCTTGCCCAAATAGTTCGTCGCATGACAAAAGACTTTGGCGAATTCCCGCTTATGTTTTCTCGGTCCGCGATGGTCTGGATATCTCGAATGAGATTCAACGAGTTCCTCAAGTGGCGGTGGCTCGACATTATCTATCCCGTAAGTATTAAGTAAATGAATATCCGCGCCCATCCTGAGCGCAGCTTTAAGCATCGGATCGTCGGACTCCCAGACGACTACTTGAAGATCCGCCCGATCCAGGTCCATGTCGAAGAAAGTAAAACCAGGATCAGGACCATACATGCTTCTAATGTTAGGTAGAGTAAAATCCATACTACCTCTAGCTGCAGCTTTGCCGGAGGACTTGGACTTCTCGCTCGGTATGGTCTGTAGATTTCCGCCAGAACCGAACGGATTCTTTGACGAGCTAAGGCGGTACGAATACGGCGCACTTTTTTCACCCGCTTCTCCTTTCTTTCCTGCGTCCCCAGCGATGTTGAAAGAACAACGCATCCGACCATCAGTGTCTAGGGGCATCATGACGAAGTCGCCGAGGAACTTGTTGAGGGTACGAATGTCTGCGATGCAGTTAGTAAGGGGCTTAAGAAGGGGCTCCCTCGCAGCAATCTTTTGAAGAGCCTCATCGTCGACGGTGGGAGTGAGCTTTACTCGTCCATCTACCATCGTGCGCTTCAGGATCGGCGGCTGCTTCAAATCCTCATAGAACAACGCCTGCATCTGCTTCGGCGACCCTGGATTGATCGTGTGGCCAAGAATGTTGTAGAGGAATGCTTCGCGGTGAGAGAGTTCTTCCTGAATATCAAGAGCCATTTGAGCCTTGACTTCAGGACGAATGCGGACTCCACGGATCATGGCCTTGAGGACAGGTTGGAATAGGCGTTGCTGCCACTTGTCGACTTCGGCAAGGCCCATTACCTTCGTCGTGTTGAGAAGGACCTCACCGACTTCCCGAGTGTAGGTGCAATCGCGGCAATTGTATGCCCAGAGGTTGTCGTCACTCACTTATCATCCTTCCAGTAGGTGTAGTAGTCAGCATACATTGACGCAAGGAAATCAAGGCTCTTCGGCAAGGCGGCGAAACATGAATGTTGACTGATCATCGTATCATGAGCTACGTTGGGGATGAAGTGCCAGTAACGATAAGTGTACTGGCAGTCGAAGAGGAGATTCTGTCCACGGACCCTTACGTGAGGATGAGTGAGAAGCTTGTAGAGGAGATAGACGACGTAGGCTTCCTCGTCAGCAGAACCCCAATAGTTCTCATGTCCGTCAGTGAAGGGAATACAGATTGCTTCCGTCCGTGACCATGAGATTCCTGCACAGCGAATATGTTTCGTCGTAATGAAAGTTTCAAGGTCGAACTCAAGCCACAACTCGGCTTGAGTTTTTGCTTTCTCCATCAGCATCTGGATCGTGGTAGTTACTTGCTCGATGGAAGGGCGAGTGGTAAAATTCCACTTTGGGATATTATCATAGACTCTCGAAGTCATGTGACGCTTCACGCGACGAAGGTCGTTGAGGACTATTCCTCTCATATCCCATTGACGGAGAACTCCTGCAGGGTGGATGGTGGGGATTACCTTAGGGAACTCTCCGCCGCCGAGGAGTGAGCCCCGCCATTTCAGTGCACTCCAGTTTCCTGTCAATGCCCAGCACGCGAGGTTGCCGAAGGCGACTATGATGTTCGGCTGGACCATGTTGATTTCAGTGAGAAGCTCGTTGTACCCTTCATGAACTTCTTGCGTGACCATGAGGTTGAGTAAGCGAGAGTGCTGCGGACCAATGTCCTTCTTCTTCATTGGGACCCAGGCGGTTACTTTCCCTTCCGGCGGCCGAGTCTTGAGAACGTTGGTAGTATAACATTCCGATCGCATTATTCCTACTTCATGAAGCATCCGATTGAGTTCCATCCCTGAGCCTCCTTGGAATGGAAGGCCGACTCGCTCGTCTTCGAGGGAGGGATACTCTCCGACAAGCATGATGCGAGAAGGGATAGGACCTTCGCCCTTTACTCGCATGCCTAGACTCCAATTACAAGATCAAGCTCGGTTTGAGTGGAGAGGGCCTTGACTCGCTGGACAATCAGCCCATAGCTCGACACATCTTGTTCAATGACAGTCGCCTTGACTTTAAGTTCATGCGCAGCGGGGATGATTGGGCCACTTCCGCCGCAAATGTCGAGAACAGTATTTCCAGGGAGACACGAACGAGATAAGAGTTCCTTGAATAGAGTAACTGGTTTCTGCGCCGCATGGCCGAGATTGGGGTCAGGTGGGAAGTCAAGCACATCCCCGCCCATCTTGAGGACCGGGCGCTTTCCCTTTACTGCGTAGAGGATACATTCATATTTCCTCTGCGGCCCTTGCTCTGGCCACGGAGCGCGCATGGCAGTTTTCTTGTACCAGATCAGGGGAGTGCGGAAGACTCGCCAGCCGGCGGCTATGAAGCGCTCTCGCGTATCCATGAACTTGTCGATATCGCAGAACCAGTAGAGATGAGCTTGGGGTTTAGCAATGCGGAAGAGCTCAGTCTCTGCCACTTGGAGTATCTGTTCGTAGATTTCAGGTGAGTCACTGTACCCATGTGCGCCAGCGGCTAGGCCGCCCGAGTCCCCAAATTCATCTGCGCCCATTCCGTAAGGAGGATCAGTAAGGATAACATCGAAGAGGGCATCAGGGCACTGCTGCATCCAGATCATACTGTCTTCGTTGAGTACAGTATGCGCTTCTGCGGTAAACGTCCGCCCAACAGAAACTCCAAGCGCTGCATTTTTCGCAAGAGCTTCTTCTTTTCGGAGAATCTTGAACGCTTCGTCGACTGTCTTGGCGGCTTTGACGAGGGGATTATCGAGATGCTTAGCGACAATGATCTCGCGGCGAGTAGTTTCTTGATTAATCCCTTCGGCACTCCCGCGGATTTCAAGAGAGATTTCAGCGACCGTTGGAGGCGCTTCTCCTTTTGCGATAGCTTGACGCTTGCGGAGGGACGCGATCCTTGCGGCGGCTGCTGCGCGTTCTTGCCATGTGAGATTCTCACGATGGATGTTCTCCTCGAGTTCGGCTTCCTCCGCCGCGATGGGGTCGAGGTCGGAGAAGAGAGTATAGGGGATGAAACCTAGGGGGACGGTTTCGCCATCATGAGAGATGGACTGGCCGAGATCGGCAAGGTCCGTGATGGCACGGAGGCGACGCTCGCCGGCGACGAGGACATAGTCGTCTCCGACAACACGGAGGACAATGGGGTGGAGGAGACCACGCTTGGAGATTCCATCAGCGAACTCGTGCATCTTATCCGCAGGAAAGGAACGGCGCTGGCGATCAGGGGAGACCTTAACGGCGGATAGTTCTATGTAGCGTTTCATCTTTGATCCTCAGGCAAGAAAAGAAAAGGGAAGGGAGATTTCTCCCCCTCCCGTTACAGCGTTCAGCTAGGCAGAATCGCCGCGATCCTCTCTTGCACGTTCCCCTCATACATCTCGTGCGTGATCTTGACCTTGACCATCCGGCCTTGGAGCATGCGCCATGCGAACGGTTCGCCAGGCTTGTTCATATCGCAAGCTTCGCGATACGCGCGTTGCTGGCGATTCTTCCCCTTGCTGTTGTCGAGCGCACCTTGCGGGGTGAGATCGAGAAAAGCCCGATCAGTGATCGTCAACTCTGGCGGGAGGCCGAGGCCTTGGACAGCGGAAGGAACTTGGATGCGGAGAGGAATCACCATCGAGGCCCAGGGTTGGCCGACCTTTTCCCCCTTCCCGATCGTGCCGGAGTCAGCCTTGATTTCGCCAATCACGGCGGAATAGAGGCCGTCGGCGGAATCCGGATTCTCGGTAGGGAGAGGGGGGCGTTTCTCGTTTACTTCGTTTTGCTGCGCGTCGAGGAAAACACTAGGATCAAATGCAGACATTGTATTACTCCTTCTGTGGTTGAGATAGATTGAGTGGAGAGTGCCACTCGGTCACTTGGTGCTCTGTGCGCGGGTTATGAGAAGATAACAAGCGCGTGATTTACTTTGTAACTCCCGCCCGCTTCGCCCATACGTTGAAGATGGAGGCAAAGTCGGGATCAAGTTTAGACTTGTATCCGAGACTTCGGGTCTTAGTATCGACTCCATAAGCCGCCGTGTCCCAGTAGAACTTGTCGACTTCCCTGACAGTGTAGATCACGTCACTGAACAGCGTAGGGATTTCTGTCGCGAGTGCTTTACCGATCGCTTTGATCATAATCTTCGCAGACTGGGTCACCGCGTCCATTTCCCTGTCTACGTGTGCAGTCATGACGAAGGGAATGTCGAGACCTTGAGTAAGAAGGCGAAGAAAGTTCATTAGGTTGTTTTGCGCGACGCCGTAGTCTCCAGGGGATGCCATCGGGCGGCTTCCAATCTGCATTTTGAAAGCCGCATTAGCCGTCTCGGTGAGAGAGTCCATTGCAAAGATCCGCTTGTCTGCAAGAGTCCACGAGTCCACTGCACCGAGATGCTTTCCTGTCCGGTCATCGATGAAGTCGGCGCATGAGCCTAAGATCTTCCAAAACGCGTTATTCTCTCCGCCGCGATTGCCATCGACTGACTTGGCGAGAGCTTCGTAGGAGAGTTTTCCAACAAGGTCGGCGGCTGTCATGAGACTCTTCAGCCCCATCGGCTTCGTCGTCTGTTGGTGCCAGTAGATCCCCGCCGGCGGCTCTCTTCCGTGGTCTCGGAAGTATCCGAGGAAAGTCTCAAGGGAATGCTCGGTGAAAAGGATGGCCAGCTCGAACCCATTGGCGACTGCCCAGTCGGCGAGTGTTCCAAGAGCGTAAGTCTTTCCCGTTCCTCCTAGACCCATAAGAACCACCTTCGGCCCTGCGAGACTGCGACTATCAGTAACTGTGTTCATGTGATACTCCCTCAATGAGAGCTAGAAGCTCTCTGGTTAGTAATTCTGGCGACGCTCCGTCTAGGGGCTGTGCGAAAAGCATCTGGCCGTCTCCGTGTTCTACGCAAGGACGGCGTTCAATAGTCCAACTTGGCCAGCCGCGAGAGGAATATTCTGTTTCCCCGTCCTGGACTTGCCGCCCCCAAAGTTCTCCACACTGGGGACAGAAGTAAGCTGTATTGGGGCAGAAGGGATAGAATAACCTCCCTTCTGCATCCCTGGCCTCAAGCTGAACGTCCCTTGACCCGACGAAAGAGTCACGTTCGAAGTAATGAAACGCCACTTTCATTCGCCCTTGGGATAAAGCTTCCGCAAGTCGTTCTCAATATCCCCCTTTGCCGCAGCAACATCTTCGGGAGTGGACTCGGGTGCGTCCCGCTCTTGCCAACAAGCATCGCACACGCAGTCATCATCAGCTTCTTCGCGATAGCTTTCCGGATATGCGTCCGTGTCGATAAGGGCCTTGCAAATCACACAGCGATCAATGCTCATTTTCTTCTCCACTAGATCAGGAACGTAAAACTTACTCGACCAACGGTTCATTCATCTTCCCTTAGCACCGTCTCCGTCCTGGCGACAGGGTCCCATTTCCTTCGTTCAAATTGCTGTTGGAGTAAAGGAAGAGGTTCCTTCATCTGACATACAGAACGGAAGGGGCAGCCGCCGTACTCTGCGCAGGCATGGTCAAGGTTGAAGTCATAGTATCCCGACTCCCACGCTTGGATCATGCGTTGAAGGTCCTTCATCAGCTGCTCGTACCACCGATCAATCATCCAGCCAGGACGATACGTGATCGCTTGTAGGGTGTCGTACTTGGTCTTAAGAATAGATACCCCGCGTACCAGAAAGCCGTCCAGCTTAATACCGGCTCTGCCAGCGCCCCAAACATAGCCTGTGAACTGGCTGCGGAGGTCCCATTGCCGCGGCCAAGAAGCACCGAGCTGGGAAGTAGTCTTGTCATCTTCGCCAAGTTTCATTCCTTCATAAGAGCACATCATGTCCATGCGGCCTGAGTAGAGAAGGGGTTCCCCTGTCTCGGGATGGTTGATATCAAGCGGTTCGAGGAAATTGAATTCGATACCACTTGCGCCGCCAGGAAGGGAAAGGGGAATCGCCTTGTCTTCGCCGAGACGGTATTGGGAGAAGTAATACTCCAACGCTCCCGCGGTTCGCTCGGGCGACTTTGCGGAGTCTGCAGGGCACTGGAAGTCGCCGTAATGTTCGAGACAGGCCTTGAGTGCAATGGCCACGGAGGTCTCGGCATCAAGCCCGTCGATATAGAAGGCTCGGCGGCCAGCTTCAATCCCATGGGCATATGCTGCGCCGGCGACAAGGTGGACAGAAGGATCGCGAGACTTCCAATGCTGGATAAACTCGAGATTGGCCTTCTGAGGGCAGGACTTGAAAGCCGCCATGATGGTGGAGTCGATAACGGTGGGGAAGGGGGATTTCATTCTATAGACTCGAGAAGATTGGTAGAAGCCCCTTCAAACACGGCGGCTGATAAGCCCGTCACCAGTTCTTTCGTAGCACGAGTCAAGGATTCACCAACGAGTTTGAGAACTTCGGCGCTGAGTTCTTCGTCAAGTTGAACTTCAACAGCCCCATGTTGCCCGTTGTACTTGAGTTCTCCTTTATACTGTCCAGGATTCGCTTGCCAGCTTTCATTCATAGTAATACGAATGTACTGTAGTTTTAATTGTTTTTCCGCCATTTCTTTTTACTCCTATCTCGTCTTACAAAGGTCTCGGAGATAATTGCTCCGAGGAAAATTATTCCTACAATGAGGAGGATTTCCATCTTACTTACCACATATCGCAGCCCACAAACGTTTCCAGTAGGAAGGTTGTATGGCCTTCTCATTCTCTAAAACTTGTTCTTGTAGAAGTTGTTTTGCTCTGGAATCAACCTTTATGTCAAAGTCAGTTAAGCGTTCGTTTTGTAAAGCAATTTCATTTATTAATTGCTTTTGTCTTTTGATTCGACGTTGAAGTTCTTCTTGTCGAAACCCTATTGCAATCCAGTCTGGATTCATAGGTTATCCAATTCGCCAAGCATGTCGTCAGCAGAGGGAATCTCCGCAATGGACTTCTTTCTCTTCGTCGCGGTAGCACTGGCGACGTTGGCTGCAGTTCTACCCGCGCGAAGGAGGATGATTCCTTCCTTCATTTCGTCGAAGGTGAGAGTGCCTTCGGCGGCCTTCATTCGCCACGTGGAGATCTTTGCTTGAAGATCTAGAGGAACGGGATTGGTCATTCTTTTACCCTCTTATTCCAAGTAGCAATCAACTCTTCTTTAGATGCCTGGCTCATACTTATAGCGGCTATATCGCAATGTGTACAGCTTACAGCTCGCATAAAGCCTTCTCCGTGAAAATCGTCATAGTACTCGGCTGGGGCGCCGCAGCAAGGGCAAGGAAGTAATTCGTTCATACTGACTCCAATTTTTGTTGTAAAAGTGCAATTGCTTCTCCTGTTCCGCGGACGATGAGACTTCCAGGAGGAACATTAGAGATGTAGGGGGATAGGTCAAGTCCCTTCCCGTCGAGGTACTCGCGAAGGAGTTGGGAGATCAATCCTTGATATGCTCCAAGAGGAACGCGGCCTTCGAGCTCGGAATAGAGATGCGCTGTGACTTTCGCATGGAGGTCGACGGGGAGAGCGAGGTTGAGTTGCTTTGATGGGATGAGGTTAGGTCGGCGACTCATACTTCATACTCCTCGTAAGGAATTAACTCTCCATTTTCATCTTCAACGGAAACTTCATATCCGCTACTGATCAGTCGGGCGGCAAGAATAGCAGCGACTTCATCCTCATTCTCGCCGGCGATAGTCACGTCAGTCCAGTCGTCGCGGAACGGCGGCTTGACGGCAAGCTCAATGCTCATTAACGGCGGCCTTTTCTAGTGCTGCAAGTTGCACAGCAAGAGACTCACATTGAGCTTCAACGTAGTCAAGTTCTCGTACAACTCCCTCCCAGGCGCTCCAACGAGGATCTGGCTCAATTTCCGCATCTCCCGCATGATGGCAATCAAAGCCGAACCACCATGCAGTATTGGGGATAGGATATTCTTCACCTTCGCCGGAATATGTTAGCCCTCCATGTACATCTATAGCAATGTCAAGACTGCGGCGAATAGAGTTTTCATCATCCCCGTTTACTATTGCTGTAAAAAGAAGTATTGGAGACTTCAACCCAAATGTTGCCTGATCAACTTGTTCTTGTTTGATGTGCGTGCAAGGAGTAGAATAATCTACACCATAAAAAGGTGAAGTCTTTTGAACCTCTACATACCCACAACGGTGCGTTTTTCTGCCATTTGATTCGCAGATGATAACAACAGCGCGAAGTCCGGCGGTAGTAATCCAGTCTTTTTCAAGTATCATTTGAGAGCCTCGTGAAGTTGGGTCTTGGATTCCCTGCTCATGACAGGAAGGATATTCGTTCCCGCAGGGAGGGAGAGAAAGCCGCCGGAGGCAGTGTCGGAGAAGAGAGATTGCTCGGCAAGCTCGACGCGAAGGATACCACTTCCTTGCATTGTGACACGGAGTTTAATCAACTCAGAAACAACTTCCGGTGCGTAGAGCTTGACGAAAAGTTCAAGCTCAACAGTCCTGATGGACGAGTCTGTGTGATCAAGTTGTGGGGGAGCTTTATACCCCCAGTCGCCCGTGACTTCTTCTATCGCGGAGACGGAGATGGGGGAATCTTCCCGTACCAGTCGGCGACAGTCAGGAACAGAGGCGTGAAGCCACTCGATGAAATTGCCAAGAAGAGTCTGCGTCTCCTTGTGGATTAGAGCTAGCCCTCTCCCTTTCACCCAGTTCTTTGGGTCAGTATATAGTGCTTGGGGAAGAATGCGCTCAGAAGAAGGTCGCTTGACCTTTGTTACCTTGGCTTCTGCAAGAAGTTTCGCCCTGGCTTCCTGGCGAAGGGACATTTTCGCCTCGTCGAAAAGTTCATCGAGGGAGAGTAGATCTTTCATTTGCACTCTCCTTCACCGGGATAGCCCCAAGTTACAGTAGCCATCACACGAAGATAGCGACAAGTATTCGGAACGGTATAAGTTCCGCCGTGCTCTAGATTGACTAGTCTTCGCTTGCCAAGATCGTCTATGCCAGAGTCCTTGGTAAGCATTACGAGATTGCCTTCTCCGTTAAGGAAGGTTTCTCCCGGCGTTGCGTCTTTCAACGCAATCTTCATGGGATTGTGGTTGGATTGTACTACTTGCATGGAAAAGCCTCCAAAAATGCGCGAGTTATGAAAAGATAATACGCGCGGGGTTAATATACATTAGACGGAAGACTGCGCTTTTAGTTCCTAAGGATTGCTATGAAATTATTAGAACTTGGTCATTCCTCCGTTTGTGCGGGCACGCCGAGCTAGTTGCCCTTCAAAGCGTCCAGCGCCTTAAGTGAATAGATGTGGTATTCGTCGCCCCACTTTGTAAGGCATCCGTCATAGGTCGTTGTGCCGCGCTTTACCGTGTACCAAACGCATCCACCCCACCGTCCAAAGCCGGTCCATTCGTAGCCCTCATAGCCGACCACTTCAAAGCCTGCGGCATTCCACGTTTTCTCCGCATTCACCTTGATAATTGCGACGTTTGAATCCGAGCAACCGACGAGAGCGATTGCGACAAGTGCCGCGATAACAACTTTTTTCATTTGGTAGCCTCCGCAAAAGTAGTCGCAGGAATGATTGTTTCCCCTGCCTGAGTGATGCAAATGGTGTCGCCCTTGTGATACTTCCCAAGCCCTACCGTCACCGTCGCGCACATCGCGTTATCGAAGCCCCTGTAGTAGTCGGTATGCCTCATGCCTGCTGCTTCGGTGCGTTCGTGTTCGCGTGTCCAGTCAGCAACAGGAGAAACGTAGTCAATCCGCTTCAAGGAGGTCACGCGGCAGCCCTGCCACGAGCCGACCGGACCGCAGGCGGCGGGAGGATTAGGGGAGTCGGTATGCTCCGTCCATGCTTCTCCATTGATGATGACGGTTGCTACGGCCTCGGATCGCGGCTCGAAGGTGGCGCAGCCGAATAGGGAGGCGATGCACCATCCGATTAAGAAAATCCAGAAGAACACCCATACGGCGTTACCGACCTGTGACTTGTCGGAGAAGTCGGAGGGCTTGTTCATTTGGCCTCGCCCTGTGGAGAGGACACACCGAGTTCGTCTTTGATGAAAAGGTCGGCCAATTTCTGCGCGATATACGCATCATCCAATCCGATAGCCTTCGCAATCAGCCCGCGCACTTGGCTTGCTGCGCTACGCGAAATCAATCCATTTCCGTAGTCATTCCCAACCTTCATACGAAGGTAATCAGCAGCAAAGGTATAGGGATAGCGCGTACTGACTTTCATGCGCTCGGACTCGGCGTGTCCCGTTTGCGAAGTCCCGCCCGAATAATCATTTGTCTTCACAGATTTACCCCCGCTGTAATCAAAGTAACGACCAGACAAAGAACAACCCCCGCCAGAAGTACAAGCTCACGGATCACTGGAGACTCAAGCACTTTCAGCCAAGATTCATCGTCTGAGCACCTCTAAAGAGCCTCTAGAAAAACTAACTAGCTACCGAGCGTTGTTTTGCTCGGTAGCCGTTAGTCCGCTCTGAGGGAGGAGGCTCAGTCAAACCCCAGAACTCGGAAAAGATGTCGTTACTGCTTCACGCTAGAACCACCCGACTGAAGGGATTTGGTAAGAGTCCCGTCTTTTCCTAGTACCCTAGCCCCTCATGAAGGGGCTAAGGATGCTACATTAAGCGGTAGGTTGTCCGCTTAACCGATGCTACCCAGCTCATCATCGGCATTGAACTTCGCCGTCTTGGCCAGCTTCTCTTCTTCCAGCCGCTTGATGATGATGCCGGTCTTGGTACCAGGGGCACGGAACGCATCGTAGATGGCCTTGCGCGACAGACGCTCGCCTTCGGGCTTCTTCGCTTCGGCATCCAGTTTCCCTTGGATGTACGCCTTGACCGTCGCGAGGTCTTTCCCTGCAGCTTCCATGATGGCCTGAATGACAATGCTGGCACCAGAAACGCTTCCGCCGCCGCTTGCACGGCCCTTGCCCCAGTTGCCGGCCTGGATCTGTGCATTCAAGTCGTCGATGGCGAGAACCATGTCATCTTCGCTGAGGGGCTTGTCTGCCGGACTGGCCAGTTCGTCGCCGAACTTCTGTTCCGCACCGTGACCGGCGAAACGGGCGAGGAGGGAGAGGGGAAGTGCAATGGTCCGCGTTTCTCCGTTCCTGAAGTCCATGCGAATGCTGACCGCGCCGGCTTCCAGCTGCACCACATCGCCTTCCACCACGACTTTCGATTCATCAACGATGGTTTCCTTGTTTACCTTGCGCTTGCCGGCGAAGCCGACGACGCGACCATCGGTCATCTGGACTTGCTGGACTTCCGTTTTGGCCTTTGCTGCTACCTCTTGGGTATTTTCGCTCATAATGCTCAATCTCCTGTATTGTAGCCCTTTTAAAATCGGCGGCTGCTTGTTCCGTTAGCGGGAAAGCCCCACTGATGAAAGGAGACTAGCTCCCCTCAGCGCTGTGGCTTTACTGGATCTGCGTGCCTGCGGGAATTTCCGTGACTTTGGCGGTTTTAAAAGACTTTTCTAAGAAATAGAGATTTAATATATTCATCATCAGTTCCGCGAACTCCGTATCTTGCATGATAGAGATGCAGAGCTTAAAGCGATCCGGCAACACCTTTTCCGACACAATGACCTGACTGGAGTAGCATTCCACACTGCCCTCATCCTGCGCCGGAGCTGCAACGCAAAAAAACGGAATTGCTTCAGCTTCACAGATCTGGTAGATCTGCTTCACAAGCGGACGGATCTTCTCGTTATATTCTTTACGCTTATTCCATGTTTCCATTTGAGCTCTCCTTAGATTTGATTCAGAACATCTTGGCGATAGGCCTGATGTTCCCCTTCCAGCCACTCTACGTCAATGAAGCCATCTTCCGTCCGAACGGACTTGCGAAGAGGGGGAGGAAAGCGGCAGATGTGTTTCTGTCCTTTTTTCTCTGGATACTGTGAGGGATAGGCCGAAGTCGGCGTAGTGCGATGATTCATTTAGAGCCTCCAATGGTTACGTTACATCCATTAGACGGGCGACTGGATGAAAAGTTCCCAAGAAATTCATCAATCGCCAATAGCCTCGTAACCTTCGATCATCCAGTCGATCCATGCGAGGCGATAGGCTTTATTTTCTCTGATAAAATCAACAAGCTTTTCGTCGCCCATATCTCGCCAATAACCTTCAAGCGAACGGGTTGCTCCCCAAGAAGTTCCAAGAGCTTTTCTTATATTATGCTCGACCGGCAGTTTGGGGTCAGCCGAGCGTAGTCTTCCTTGCACGTCCGCAAGTGCGTGACAGACGTGTCTGACGCATCCTTGCGCGATCAACACCTTTGCCCTTCTCAGTGCTTCTGAACTCTTCATTTTAAGCCTCCAATTGTGAGCGGATTATGGGATTATAATCCGCGCGTTATAACAACAATCCCTTCAACTGCATTTCCGTCTTTATCACGGAAACCGGCCTTCCTTCATCCAAACATTCTAGCCAAGCTTGCATCCATTTGACCGACTGGCGACAGTGTTTGATGTACTCTATTGAGATCATGGCTGAATCCTCAGCTGTGCCAGTTTCCTCTCCACCGAATGCGCCGCGTTTTCATGCTCGGCGACGAGAAGTGCATCATCCGTCCAGCTAGCCAAATACGCCAGGGAGTAGAAAAATGCTCGCTCCCAGAGAAGGAGTGTTTCTTCCCAATCTCTTTTCAGCCTTTGCCACATGAACATCTCCCTTGAGCATAACGGATTCCAATGTCAATCCCAAGCATTACGCCGAGGACAAGTGCAACTAGGACAAGTTCAATATACTGCAGATTTTCGATCATGGCAGTATGTCCCAAAAGTAATCGGGCTCCAGCCCGAACATATCTTCAAGAATCTCCTCGGGGTCTTCGCCGGCAATCACTCTCTCTTGCGCCATGGCAATTAGCTCATCTGCTTCATCACTTTCAAGCCCGTCTCGCCGCATTAAAACTTGTTTCAGTGTCTCTTCCATTCGAACCTCCACTGAGTTAATTGATCCTACTCTCGTTAGACGGAAAACTGGGAATAAAGTTCCCCAGTCCTAATGACTCAGTAAAATCCCACTTTCCCCTGGCACGATCAGCTTGGATTTAAAGGCCATCTGAATACCCCGATCACACTGCACGAGTTCTTCTCCCGTCCATCCCATCTTCTTCACGTACTGGTTCGAGAGTTGATTGAAGGACTGTGTCAACACTCCAATTGCATGAAGTCCGTGTTGTGACCTGTGCTTTTCCACCAGTCCCGCAAGCACTGAGGCGGCTTGTTGCGACACTCCTGCATTCATCACAAGCGCGAACATCTCCCTCCCATACTTCCTCGCCACTTCACGGAAAGCGGGATCAATATCAAGGAACTCGTCGGCGACTGTTGGCTCTATCTTCATTTCTCTTCTCTCCTCTTCACAAAATCATATGGGCCGCCTGGTTCAAACAGCACTTTATCTAACCCTTGCACTGTCGAGTTTCCTTCTTCCTTCAATCGCTGCAGCGCCGAGCCGTCTGTTGAAGGCGCATCTCCACCCTCAAGGGGAGAGGGAGGCGGCTTTTTTCCCGCCGAAGCCACAGAGCCAAAGATTTCCGCGACGAGGGGATCGGCGGCTTCCAGTTCCTTCTGCGCCCTTACCCTCGCTTCTAAATCCAGTATCCTTTGCAAACTCGCATCAATCTCCCTTTGCGTCATCCCCCTCGCCCCTGCCCCTTTCTGCCAGCACTCCCCCCTTACAATTCTCCCTACTTGCGCTATCCCTATCTGAAAGTGCCTCGCAAGACTCCCTTGCGTAGCCCCTTCTCCATAGAGCCTCCTCATCTCCATCACCTTCTCCTGCGTCATCTTCCCCATCTCAGTCTCCATATCCTCGCTCATCAACCCCGATTCCCCAAAACGGGGAAACTGTAAAGTTTTAAGAAAGTGTTTAAAAAGAAAAAAATATAAAAAAAAAAAACTAATCCCTTTTCCCAAGTTCCCTTTTTTGGGATAATCCCCCATGATGAGCGAGGATATGGTCAGGGAGTATGTCATTATGATGATGTGACATTCATTAGACGATTTCTCTAGCAAATAGTTCCCAAGAAAAAGGGACTAATTTCTCAGTCCCTTTATTCCCGTCTAGAGATTCCTGATCAAATACCGAGCCGCCGCCCGAAAGCTAACCGTTTTCCGCAGAAAGTTCGCGTTCTTCAAAAGTCTCATTGTCCGTCCTCCTGTTCAAAGAGCGCTTCCAAATCATCTTCCGTCCATTCTTCTGGATCATTCAGGATCTGTTCTGCGATTTCCGCCGGAACTTTGTGAATCTCCAGCGTTTCGCGTAGTTGTACTATTGTCATCATAGCCTCCGTTTTGATTAAGGTGCATCACAGGGCGACCTGTCACGTCGCCCGAGCTGCGCTCAGATCTCGTTCAGGAACTGTTCCGCAACCTTCGCCTGCGCTTCCTCGTAGGTAATGCCGAGCTTCGCCGCAATCTGCTGGATAACGGGATTGAGAGCCGCCTTCTTCTCGCTGGTCTTGAGATTCCAGTCCTTGGAGTCCGACTCGTAGTGCTGGACCATCTCGAGGATTGCCTCCCTCCGCATCGCCTCGGTGACGACGGAGCCATCCTTCCGACTGATCGCCGCGTTATCCCCGAAGCGCTGACTAAACCCATGCAGCATGGCGTAGTTCCGGTTCTCTTCCTGCGCATTCCGTGGATCGAAGGTAACTGTCTCCAGCCCCTCGAACGTGAAACTGATTGTCGCGTCCGCGACGTTGATAATCTTCTTCATCTGAGCCTCCATCAATCGGATGTTGCACCATTGCTCCATCCATGCACATTCGACGGACGGCCAGCCGAATCGTTCCCGTTGTTACAATTTGTTACATCTCTCCCCACCCCATCCACCACACGCACCAAGCTGGTGCATCAATCCCCCATGCGCCGACTTGGTGCATCGATCCCCGCGCAACATCCCCACCCTCCCCATCCCGACCTGCCAAAATCAAGGGGGGGCGGGGGAAAAATGAATCTTCACAAAAAACGGCTTAATGCCGCGGATTATAGTTGCGCTATTTTTGAAGTACGCGCGTATTATTGGATTATAAGGGACGCGTATAATGTCAAGCCTATTCATCCCCCATCTATCGGGAACTTTGCCTCAGAGCCTTCGGTCAAACGGGCATGGAAAATGGGGATCTGATGCTGAAGGAGTTGGAAGAGAAGGGTGGCGGGGCAATCGCCAAGCTCCGGTATTCTCACACAGACATGATTGACTTCATCATTGCGAATCCAGGAGTGAGTCAGGGAGCCCTGGCTATCCGGTATGGATATACGCAAAGTTGGATCTCCCTTGTAATGAGTTCCGACGCGTTCAAGTCGGCGATGGCGGCGAGACGGGAAGAGTTGATTGATCCGACCCTCCTAGCAACGGTGAATGAGCGCTTCACAGCCATGACTACGCGAAGTCTTGAGAGGCTGATGGAGAAGCTTGATGCACCTGCAGTCTCCGATAATGTAGTCTTAAAGGCCGTGGAACTCGGTGCTAAGGCTATGGGTATTGGTGGAAATGCTGTCCCTCCCCCGCCGCCCGCCGACCACCTCGCACAACTGGCAAATCGACTTATAGATCTTCAATCGCGTGTTCGCCAAGGAGTAACTCTAGATGGCCAAGCAGTCGAAATCACTGGGTAAAGTTCCCGTTCCGAAAGGGGCAGAGGGAACGAAGTTTAAGGACACCAAGCCGGCGACGACTAGTCCGCAGAAGGAGCAGTTTGAGCCCACGCCAGCGGCTCCCTATCGGCAGAGATTCCGTATGGCGGGGGGATGCTAGCCTCCGACCCTTGGTCGGCGACTGCCCGGTCTATCATGGCCTCTGTTCTTAAGAAGCGTGCTCCATACCGCGCAGTTGGACGTAGTGCGGGTAGGCAGACGCCCCTTCCCAGCCGCCCGAAAGCTGTCCGCAAGCGTGCACCCAGAACTAAATGATCGCCGTCCTCGTTCCGCCGCAGCGTTCCTGGACCCCTTCCATTTCCGATCGCCCGCGCTTGGGAATTGAGGACGGCACCTTATGAGTAGAATCACACTTGAAGGAAAGCACAGTGGCGAAACCCGCTCGCAAATCTTCGACTTCATCTCGCGCCTTGCTCTCGCCGAAACAATTAGCACAGCAACAACTACAGCTGCTGTCTATTCCGGTACGGACGCCTCGCCGAGTAGCGTCATCTCGGGTAGCGCCTCGATCAGTGGGACGCAAGTGACGCAGAAACTGACTGCAGGGACAGCCGGCGTGGTGTATCTTCTCACCTGTACCATTACGACTTCTGCGGGGCAGGTGTTAACTCTCAACGCGTTTCTTCCTATCACGCCTGCGCAGAACTGATGGAACCCGTTATCCTCTCTGCCGACCTCATCGAGTCCTTCGCGGGAACTTTTGTCTCCCCTCGGTTCGATGATGCTAGGCCGACGCCGGCCTTCCATCGAGAGGCCTGGGCATTGTATGCTTCAGATGCTCCCGCCGCAATGGTAATTGCTCCTCGAGATCATGCGAAGTCGACAGGACTGACGACTGTTTACACCCTGGCTGAGTGCCTCTTCCGCACTTCTGACTACGTAATCCTGATAGGTTCGACGGAAGATGGAAGTGCCGAGCAACTTGGGAATATCGTCGAGGAGCTGACGGAGAATGACGACATAATCAGGGAGTTTGGAGTAAAGAAGTTCCTTCGGACTTCTAATACCGATGTAATCTGCGAAATGAACGATGGGCATAGATTCAGAATTATCGCCAAGGGGGCAGAGCAGAGGATTCGAGGAAGGCTCTGGAAAGGCAAGCGTCCGAACTTGATCGTCGCCGACGACATGGAAGACGACGAGCAGGTCGAGAATGCAGATCGAAGAGCTAAATTCCGTCGGTGGTTCTTCCGGGCGGCTAAACAGGCACTCAGCAAGACGGGTAAGGTAAGAGTCCATGGGACGATTCTCCATGAGGACTCTCTCCTTAACCGTCTTCGCCGGAACGGCCAGTGGAAGCATCTGTTCTACAAGGCCCATACAGCCTTCGATGACTTTTCAGACATCCTTTGGCCCGAGCGCTGGAGCGAGAAGCAACTTCGGAACCGCAGACAAGAGTTCATCGAAGATGGGGATGCCGCCGGTTACTCTCAGGAATTCCTCAACGATCCCCTTGATCACAGTGACGCTTTCCTTCGCAAGGACGACTTCGTCGCTATGTCGGAAGATGATTATGATTCTCCAAAGATTGTCTGCGCAGCCGCCGACTTCGCAGTGTCAAAAGCAGACAAGGCGAATCGGACCTCTTTTACTATCGGCGGGAAGGACGTAAACAACCTTCTCCACTTTATCGACCAGAGAGTCGGCC